GCGGGCGTCCTGGGCGGTCTCCAGGGCCGTCCGCAGGCCTCGGCGGCCGCGCCGGCGGCACCGGTGGCCGGGGTGGGGCTGTCGGCCGCCGATGCGGCCTCGAATGCGTTCGCGGCCGCGCACGACATCCCACTCGATGCGGCGACGACGTTCGGATCCCGGACGGCGCGGGCGCTACAAAAGCGCGTCCTCAACTCGATCGGGGGTGAGGGCATCGGGCAGCGGGCGATCGGGGACACGCAAGCGGCCTTGACGCGCACGGGCGGCGAGCTCGCGGCGGACGTCCACCCGGACACGATGGCGCCGGAGGGCGCCGGCCTGGGCGTGCAGGACGCGTTGAAGGGCACCGCGCGCACGTTCGATACCGCGGCGACGCAAGGGTACGACGCACTCCGGGCGATCGAGGCGGATCCGCGGCATGTGGAAACGGTCCACACGGCGCCGGCGGGCTCGAACGCGTTCCGCTCGATCCTCAGCAAGCTCACCACGGGGGTCGAAAGCGCCGTGAGCGACGCGAACCCGGAGATCCAAGCCTGGGCGAACACGGTCGGCGGCCGCGGGCCGACGATGCCGGAACTGATGGCGATGCGGCAGATCGAGGCGGAGCTCGACGCGCAACCGTATACACCCTACCTGCTCCGCCCGACGCGCTACGGCGGCGGCCTCGAGCATGTGGAAGGGACGGGCGGCGCCGGCGCGGCGGTCTATCACGACATCCTGCAGGCGGCGCCGGGCACGGCGGATATGAGCCGCGACGCGGTCCAATCAGCGATCGCGAAAACGCTCGACACGGGCGAGTGGACGAACGCGAGCCGCGGCGCGTTCACGGTCGCGCAGGACCGGCTGTCCCGCTCGGGGCAGCTCTCCGGCCCGCTGCTCGATCCGGGGGCGCCGATTCTCGGGGGGACGGCGCGCGTCGGCTTGCCGGTGTCGCTCGAGGTCCCGAAACAGATTTTGCAACCGCTGTATGACCGGCTGCGACGCGAGGCGGAGCTCGTCCCGCTCCAGGGCGGCAAGGCGCAGGCGCTGACCGCGCTGGATCGGCTGATGAACGGGCCGGATATTGCGCCGGTCTCGATCGTCGACGCGGCGCTCGGGGATCTGAAAACGATGGCGCGGGCCGATCGGCCGGAGCTGCGCACGCAAGGGCAAAGCCTGGCGGCCGCGGCGATCAAACCGCTGAGTGCCGCGGTCGATCGCGCGGTGGCGCGGGCGGGTCCAGATGCCGTGTCGGCGCTCGAGACGGGTCGGCTCGCGACGATCGCGAAACATCAGGCGCTCGGCATCCTCGAGGAACTCCACGAAAACCCGGATACGGCGTACCGGCAGCTGACGGCGCCGAAAAACACCGGGCTCCCGTTGCTGCGGCGGGTGCAAGAGATGACGCCGGCCGAGATCCCGAAGATCGCGCGCGCGAAGCTCGATGAATGGCTCGATCTGGCGGGCGAGCGGAGCGGGTTCGATCACGCCGATCGGCTCTATGCCGAGTGGCGCAAGCTCACGCCGGAAACGAAGCAGATTCTGTTTTCGGCGCCAGGCCAACGCGAGGCGCTCGACAGCTTTTTCCTGCTCGCGAAGCGGCTGCACGAAAACCCGAATCCCTCCGGGACGGCGGCGGTCAATAACGTGTTCAACGTGGCGTCCACGGTGGTCGCGTGGCCGATGGCGAAGTTGCTGTATACGCCGGCGGGCGTGCGGCTGCTCACGCGGCTTGCGGGGATGGGCGCAAACCTGCCGACGCTGCCGGCGTCGGGATTGGCGCCCGGACAATTACAGACGATGGCCGGGTGGGCAGCAGTGGCGAACGCGGCCAAAGCGGCGGGGATCCCGGTCGCGGTCCCGCGGGCGGCGGCTGCGGCGCCAACAGAACGCTGAGAAGGACAAACCCCATGATCAAGCACAAGGCGGTGATGGCGACGTGGGCGCGGTCAGTCACGATCGCGATCCTCATTGTGGGCGGGGTACTGCTGCTGCAGCGGGGCGGCCGGGCCGCCACGGGGACGCTCGTCCCGGCGCTGTATCAAACGGTGCTCGACAGTAACGGCAACCCCGTCTCGGGCGCGAAAGTCTGTACGTACTTGAGCGGCACGACGACGCCGGTCACGACGTACACCGACGTCGGGTTGACGGTCCCGGCGGCGAATCCGATCACGGCGGATTCCGCGGGCCGGTGGGCGGCCTATCTCGCGACGGGCGTCTCGTACAAGTTCGTGCTGCAGGACGCGACGGGCACCGCGGGCGTCTGCAACGGCGCGACGATTCGCACGATCGACGGCGTGGCAGCGATTCCGGGCACGGCGAATCCGACCGTCGCGGTGAACACCGCGGATTGTCGGCTCACGCTGACGTCGGGCGTGCCGATCACGAGTGCGGACGTGACGGCGGCGACCACGGTCTACGTCACGCCGTATCAGGGCAACCGGATCGCGCTCTATGACGGCACGCAATGGAACCTGCGCACGCTGACGGAGACGGCGATCACGGTCCCAGCGACGACGGGATCGATTTATGACGTGTTCGCGGTCGATACGTTGACCGTCCCGACCTTTGAAACGCAGATCTGGACGAATGACGCCGTCCGGGCGACGGCGCTCGCGCTGCAGGACGGCGTGTTGAGCAAATCGGGGCAGCTCACGCGGCGCTATATCGGGACGTTTCGGACCACCGGGGTGGCGGGGCAGACCGAGGACAGTCTCGCCAAGCGGTACGTCTTCAACTACGCGCACCGGGTCCGGCGCCCCCTGCAGCGGCTCGAGACGACGGCGACCTGGAGCTACAACACGGCGACGATTCGGCAAGCGAATGGGGCCACGGCGAATCAGGTCGATGTCGTGGTCGGGATCGCGGAAGTCCCGCTTGACGTGCACCTGATCGCGCTCGCGCGCTCGAGCGTCGCGGATACGAGCATTGCCGCGGGGATCGGCGAGGACTCGACGACGGCGATGGTGAGCGGGCAGATCGGTATGTACATCTCGACGGTCACGACCTGGGCGCAGGTGGCGGCGAGCCTGCGCAAGATGCCCGCGATCGGTCGCCACTATTACACCTGGCTGGAAAAGGGCGACGGCTCGAGCACGAACACGTGGGCGGGCACGAATAGCCTCGCGACCGAACGACAGGCGGGGCTGGCTGGCTGGATCGAGGGGTAACGCATGCCGCCAGGGTCGGATCCGGCGTCGCTCGGGGGCTCGTCGGGATGGGTCGGCGCGGGGCTGCTCGGGCTCGTGCTCGCGTGGCTGCTGCTGCGCCACTTGCCCGATAAGGATCGGCAGCTGTCCGATTGGATGGTGCGGCGCGATGCGATGGTGACGGAAATGGTCGCGCATCACGATCAGGTGTCGACGGACCAGCGCAAAGACTTCAGGGAATCGCTCGGCTCGATCATCGCGCAGCACGATCGCGAGTTCTCCACCTTGGTGAGCACGTTCTCGAATGACTTGCGGGCGATCGGTCATCGGCTCGAGTCGGCGCCGTGGAACGGGATCGATCGCCGGCGGCCGGCGCGGGAGCCGACGCCGCGCAAAAACAGCGTCTCCTGACACCGGTTCACCGTTCCCGCGGAAGAGTCACCTGTCCGACAAAGTACCGCTGGCCCTGACACGTCACGTACAGGTGCGATCGCTCCGCGGTCGATCGATCGGCATACGGTTGCTCCACGACATGCGTGCCGTGGCACCGGGGGCAGCGATAGGCGTCACCCGCCGTCATTGTCGGCCTCAGCCTGCCGCGGCGAGGCGGACGCGATCGAGACGATCGCGGAGATCGTGCACCTCGTCGCATTCGTCGGCGGCGATCGGGAGAAAGGACGCGATCGGTAAGGGATCGCCGGCGAGCGCCGCGGCCAAGTTGTCGAGCACGCGCACGGGGGCGCCCACCGCTCCCGCGAATTGATACGCTTCGCCGAGCACGTCCTCGAGCACACGGATGCGTGCGCGGAGGGCTTCGACGTCCTGGATGTCGTTGGCCATTGTCACGCCTTCACGGCATCGGCCGCCGGTTTGAGCAGGTTCCCCTCCGCGTCGACGCCCCAGATCAGCACGTCGGGGTCCATGTCGTAGCCGTTCGGCCACACGACCGTTTCCAGGTCGGGATCCACGCGCACTTGGGCGAAGAACTGCGGATCCTGTAGCGGGGCGTTCATCGGGCCGATCGCGGCGGTTGGCCCCATGAGTTCCTCCGCAAAGTCCCGGTCCAGTGTGCGTCCATCGCTCAAGCCGAGCCGGAGCCGATAGCCGGGCAACACTTCTACGCTTTGAATCCTGACGCGAGCCATACGGGCTACTCCAGCGGCGCGATCGGCACCAAGGGCGACTCGTTCGCGCGCGCCCGGTCCCAATTTGCCAGCAACTCGATCCGATGGTCGGACGCCCATTCGAGGACGCTCACGCGGGCGCGGCGGGGGAGTTCCCCTTCGAGCAGCTCCAGTGTCGCAATCGCGAATGACGCGCGATACTCGCCGTACACCGCGTGGAAGTGGGGGACGCCATGCTCGCGGAAAAACATCTGAATCACAATTCCCAGGAAGCGGCTAATCTCGGGCACTGAAGAGAGTATACGCGCTTACCCCCTATGTTGTCAACACGAATCGGCTAGGCCGCGCGCTTTTTCTTCGCAGCCCTGACCTTCGCCGCCGACGCGCGTCCGGCTTTGCGTGCTCTAGCAGTCCGCTCGGCGGCGGTCATATTAGCGGCGGCAGTCGACCCGCCGCGTTTACCTTGCGTTCGAAAGTATTCGGCGACGTCGGGCGGGAGGCGTGGCGGCATGCTCAAAGCTTACACCCTAAGCGTAGGATGAGCTACGGATTATTTATCCTGGGGGCGATTTGCCGCTTGACTACTTACCCGGTATGTGAGATGCTTCTTAGGTCAGAAGAAAGCGGCGCCGCCCGGTGCTACTAACACCGAACGACGCCTCACCCGGCAACCGCAGCAACCGGTCAACGGGCTTCCCGCAGCATAGCGCACGGGGGCCGCGTCGACAGCAAAGGCCCTCCTCATGGTCGTCCGTGCTCACACCGTCGTCGATCATCTCTGCGCGATCACGTCCTACCTGCGTCGGCTCCACCCGGAGCTGACCGACACCACGCTCTACGCCGAGGCGGTGCATGCCTATCGGCACTACGGGATGCGGCTCGAGGATTGTCCGCCCGATCCGGCGGCGCCTCCGCCGGTGGGGCCGCGGCGGCGGGGCCGTCAACCGGATCTCGCGCGGCCGGCGCGGTCGGTGCGGTGGTTCGCGGCTGGCTGTCCCTCGTGGCGGAAAGGGGGCGCGAAATGAACCCCTACGACGACAACCGCGACGATCTCCTGACGGGGCTCTGCGACGACTGCGGGGGCGAGTACGTGACGCGGGCCGATGACGTGGCCACGGTGTGCGATCCGTGCGCGGATCGGCGCGCGGCCTGGGCGACGGTGACCGAGCTTCGGATGGCGAAGGCCTCGGCGTCGGCCGACGCGGCAAAGGCGGTGGCGTAATGCCGAACCTGAACGACATTTTCCCGTCGCGCTTCCTGAAGGCGCACGAACTGCAAGGCGGCTCGCCGACGGTCACGATCGCGCGGGTCGAGCTCGAGGTGATGGGGCGCACGCGCGAGCGCAAAGCGGTCGCGTACTTCGTCGGCAAGAAAAAAGGCCTACTGCTCAACAAAACGAACGCACAGGCGATCGCCAAGATCGCGGGCTCTGAGGCGACGGAGCAATGGATCGGCGTGCGCGTGCGGCTGATGGCGACGACAGACACGTTCGGGAAGGACGTGTTTCCGGTCGTGCGGGTCCAACCGGTACCGGCGGCGGGATCGGGGCGTGTCGCGTGACGCGCGAAGATCACGCGGACGGGCGGCGGTTCTACCTGATCGACGGGGCGCGCTATCCGTCGGTGACGACGATCCTCAAAGCCATCAACAAACCGGCCTTGGTGCCGTGGGCGGCCAACAAAGAGCGGGCCGCGGTGTCGGAGGCGGCCGCGGATCTCTACGCGGAGTGGGCGGCGCAAACGGTGCGGCCGCAGCTCCCGCGGGCAGCGTACCTCTCGACGCTGCTCGCGAAGCTCGGGCCCGTGCGGGCGCATGAGCGGCTGCTCGAGCAAGCGGGCGACCTGGGCAGCGAGATCCACAAGTTGATCGAGTGGGTGCTCCGTGTGCGGCTGCGTGCCGAGGCGGGCCCGGAGCCGGTCGTCAGCGCGGAGGCGCAGCACGGGTTTAAGGTCTTCGATCAGTGGGCGGAGTCGGTACAGCTCAAGCCGGTGTTGATCGAGCGCGTGGTGTTCTCGAAGCTCCACGGCTACGCGGGCACGTTGGATCTCATGGCGCGGATCAACGTCAATCGCGGCCGCCAGCTCGTCACGCTCGATTTCAAGACCGGCAAGGCGGTGTATCCAGAGGCGCTGTTACAGAATGCCGCGTACCGGGTGGCGGCGCGGGAGATGGGCTATCCGGAAATGGGCGGGCTGATCGTGCGGCTGCCGAAAGTGATCGGCGATCCGGTCATGGAGATCAAGCCGGTCCCGTCGGTGATCGACTTGTTCCCGGTGTTCCTCGGCGTCAAAACGGTCTGGCAGTGGAGCGACGCACAGGAAGCGGCGCGCAGGTCGGACGCTCGAGCGGTGCGCGCTCCTCGAGCGCCTCGAGCGCCTCGCGTGGCGGCCGCGGCGTCGCGGGTGGTGCCGTTCCCGGCGGCGGCGGCGACCCGGTGATGGGGTTCGCGGGCGAGTAGGATCGCCCGATGGCGTCTGAGACGGTGCGGCGGTGGCTCTGCGGGGCGCAACGTCCAGATCCCGACGGTTCGCAGCTGGTCGCGTGGTACTGCACGCGGCCGCCTGACCATCCGGCCGACGAACACATTGCCGCGCTCGGCCCGTACGCGCCTGGGGTGCTGATCCTCGCGCGGTGGCCAGTCACGCCGGCGGCCGCCGAGTCTGCGAAGTCTGCGACGTGATCGCGCCGGGCCCTTCGCAGACTTCGCAGATGTTCGATCGGGTGCTCCTCTGACGGACGCGCGCGAGTCTGCGAAGTCTGCGAAGTCTGCGAAGTCTGCGAACCGGGGTCTCAGAGGCCGCTCCCGGCGATCGACGACGATGCGCGGTGCCGCGCGATTGCGGCCGTGATTCGATCGAAGAACCTCGGGCCGATCGGCGCCGAGATGGCCGACGTGGTCGACCGTCCGCAGCGGTTTTGTGCTACCCGCGGTGCTACCCGTGCCGAATGACACGGGGTAGATTTCCGAGGAAAACCGTAGAGTTTCGTAGAGTCACAAGCGGTCGGGCTTACGCCGCACGACGCGATTTCAGGCCGAAAAACGACCCGCCATGCGCGCGGCCGGATGGTCTGCAAAACCTCCACCCCCGGTTCAAATCCGGGCGGCGCCTCCAAATTCCTTCCGGTTTTTTCAGGTCCAGGGCAGGCGGAGCTGTGGGGCCGCGTCAGTGCTACCCGCGGTGCTACCCGCGCCGAGGCCGTCTAGCTTCAGGGCGGCGTCCGACAGATCCCCCGGACTCACGATGTTGTAGCGCTCGAAGACGGACCGGGTTTTGTGGCCGGTCATCTGCATCGCGACGCGTTCGGGGACGCCGCGGCGGACCATATTGCGGATCGCCGTGCGTCGAAAGTCGTGCGGGATCTTCCCGGGCTGGCCCGCGAGGCGACAGGCGGTTTTCCAGGCTTTGTTGAACCGCTTGATCGCCTTCGGGTACTTGGTCCCGCCGCGGCCCTTGGCGACCAGGCGCACGAACACGCGCGGACAGATCAGGCCACGCGCGGCGAGTTGGTCCCGCGCCCGCTGCCGGTCGAGGAGCACCGCCCGTAGCTCGCTCGTGAGGCGGAAGACGCGCCCGTCGTCGTTTTTGGTCGTCCCCGGATCCAGGCGGACTTCGTTCGATTCGAGATCGACATGCCGCCACTCGAGCGGGAGGATTTCGCTGTCGATGCGCCACCCGGTGATGTAGGCGAACGTCACGACGGGCTGTAGCGCGGCGGGGAGATGCGCGCGGACGCTCTCAAACGCTTCGCGCTCGAAAAACCCGGCGCGGACGTTCGATTCCTGCAACAGCGGAATGTGTGGCCGGTGGAGAAGCTTCCCGCCTTGCACGGCGAGCGTGAACATCCGCTTCAGGATCGTGAGCTCGCGGTTGACGGTGCCGACGGCGGCGCCTGCGGCGAGGCGGCGGGCGGTGTACGCCCGGACATCGACCGTGGTCAGGTCGGCGAGTTTCCAGCCGCCGAAGGCGACGCGCAGGTGCAGGGTGAGCCGGCGTTGCACGGCGGCGAGCGACCGCCGGCCGTTCGTGCTGTAGTCCGCCTCGAGGTCGGCCGCCGCGGCGTCAAAGCGGATCTTGCCGACGGCCGCGCCGACGGGAAGCCCGCGGCCGCTGTCGGTCTCGCGGTCGTTGCAGATCCGCTGCGCTTTCATTTTGAGCGGGGTCCCGCTGCTTTCGATGATGGGCCGGCCGTTCCGGTAGTACTTCATCATCCAGTTGCGACGCACGACGACGCGGCCGTCTTTGCGCGTCGTCTTCTGACGAAACACGGAGCCCATCGGATGATTGCGTTTTCTCGATTAGCGGCGCGAGACTGGAGGCATGGCGATTGACTGGTTCGCGATCCCTATTGCGGATCTCCCTCGTGTGCTTGCAGAATTCGACGCATCCATTCGATCCGTTCGGGCTGAAGATGTGCCAGCGCTGATCGGGCGCCCTCGTCTCCACGCGCCTGGAGCGTTGCCACCATTGCTTCAAAGTGATCGTGTGAAAACACACCCGCCGCTTCGCAGAGCACGCGCACGCTGTCGATCCGCACGCTGAGATCCTGATGGCGCCCGTAGAGCGACCGAATCAACGTGTACAACTCTGCAAGCGTCGGTTCCTTCGGTTCATCGGTCATGTGTCAGGGGCCCGTTAGTCAATTTCGACGGTGTTGTCCACGACGAGCCGCATCATCCCGCGGTGTGCCGACGTTTTGTCGGCGCGGCTTCCCCCGAGGGTTGGTCAGTCGGCGTGGCGTCGAGTTGACGCGGCTCTTTTTCCGGATCTGGCTCTAGGCGCGCTGCCTCCATTTCGAGCACGGCGAGCTTTGTTCCCAGCACTGCCGCGATCTTGATGTAGGTATCGCGACTGACCTTTGGGTCGCCCTGCTCGGCGCGGACGATTGTGGCTTTATTGACGCCCACCTTCGCGGCCAACTTGGTCTGATTCATCCCCCGGTGCCGCTTGCGTAGCCGCCGGATCACGTCTCCAATGTGCCAATTGATGTCCACAGCCACCGGAAGTGTGACGTGAGCATCAGGTGACGTAAACGCTTCAACGAGCTGCATCTATCAGGAGACGATTATACGCACATTAATTCGCTTGTAGACAACAAAAGGTACGTGTAATATGACGCATCTATGCGTAAAAAGGCCAAGGTCATCCTTCGGCTTCGCCAGCTCCGCCGCGCCCGCGAAATGACGCAGGAGGCGCTCGGGCGACGCGTCGGTCTCAATCGGGCGTCGATCTGCTCCATCGAAAAGGGCACCCGCCGACCGTCGCTTGAAAAGGCGCAGGCGATCGCGGCGGAGTTCGGCGTCTCCATTGAAGAGATCTTTGCCGACGTCGAGGTTCCGGCATGAGCCCGCCCGATGCGGCGATGACGCCGGCGGAGTTACGCGCGGCCCTTCAGCTCGGCGTGTCGACCTTTTTCAAATACCAAGCGCGCGGCCAATTTGATCGCTGGGAACTCGTCCCGCGGATCGGGCCGCGGCGCTACTCGCGCAAGGCCGTTCAGGCGTACCTCGATCGCGACGAGCCGGTCCGAATCTTCGGTCGGAAGCGGGGCGCGCTGGGGTGAGCCGGTCCGTCGTGGCCGACGATCGGCACGCCGATCGCGTGCGCCAAGGCGCGCGCGCGGTCGAGCTCAAGTTTGCGAAGATCGGGTTTTTTCTGCTGACGTTGCCGGGGTTGGATCAGCGATGCCGCGACGCGATCGCGCGCGTCCTGCGCGAGGAACAAGCGGCGCTGATCGCGGACCTGGTCGCGCTGCTCGATGAGGTGATCGATCGATGACGAAGGCGGACGTGCTCGACGCGACGGCGCGCGGCGAGGGATGCCTCGGTAAGTCGGCGGATGACGAACCGGTGTTTGTGCTGGTGGCGCGGGACGTGTTCGCGACGTCGGCCGTCGACGACTGGATCCGCGCGGCGGAGCGGGCCGGCGTCAACACCGACAAGCTCGAGGACGCGCGTCGCGTGCGGGTGGCGATGCGGGCGTGGCGCCTCGCGCACGACGGCGGCAAGGTGCCGGATTGAACGAGTTCGATCGGTTCGTCACGCGGCGACCGGCGGAGGCGTGTCCGCTGTGCGGCCATGTGATCGATGCGCACTCCGATCTGGAGTCGGGGGATCCGCCGCGTGAGGGCGATCTGTCGGTGTGCATTCGCTGCGGGGGGTTGTTGACGTTCACCGCCGATCGCACGTTGCGGATCCTGCGTGATGGCGAATACGCGGAGCTGCCGCTCGAGCAGCGGCACGTGCTCGCGGACCATCGACGCAAGATCCGGATGCTGTACTGCGATCACAAGTTCCTGGGGTCGAACGCGTGCGCGAAATGCGGCGTCACGGTGGAGATGCTCGCGATCGCCGACCGCATAAAGGCCAGTCTGAAGGCGGGCGGGTGACGTGTGGATCGTGCTCGGCGTGGCCGCGGGCTTGGGGCTCGTCGAGTGGGCTATCGTGCACGGCGTGCGCGGCTGGCGACGGCGACGCGACGCCTCGCATGTGTCGCAGCGGTGGGTGAGTGAATTTCGGGACGGGAAAGGACGCTAACGTGACGGCCGACGATCGAACGAACCGAACCCTATAAAAGCAGGACGTTCAACACCGCGCTTCGCGGCCAGCGCCTCGCGTGTGCGAACGTCCCGAGCTCGGAGTGTGTGTGTGAGCCGCTCACGGTTATATCAGAGGTCCAATGCGGAAGTGTATCGAGGAACGCCTGACAGCGCCGACCGCCTCAACCGTACGCGTCGGCCGCGGGCGGGGCGATGAGTGGGCAGCTCGTGTCAGCGGTGCTCGAGTCGGCGTTGTCTCCCGATCTGAAATTTACGGCCGTCGTCTTTGCGTCGTTCGCGGATGAGGCCGGATACCGGATGTGGCCGGCGGTCGACCAAGTGGCGTATTTGCGCGGGGTCAGTGGCCGGCAGGTGCAAGTGCACGTGAAGGAATTGCTACGTATGCAGATTTTCGCGATCGTGAAACCCGCGACCCAACATTTCCCGGCGCACTACCGGCTCCTGGTCGATCAGCTGCCGGCGCGGCCGCCGTTTCGGGCGTCGGATCCCCACACCGTCTTACTCCCGTTGGGGGGCGAAAGCCCCGAGGCCTTTGTGGGCGGATCACCGCCAGGGGTGAAGCCGGCTTCACCCCAGCCAGGGGTGAAGTGGAGCGCGCCAGGGGTGAAGTGGGCTTCACCCGATCCTCCACTAGATCCTCCACGTACACACACGTACGACGCGCGCGCGCGAGCGGTACACGGCGCAGAGGTGAAGCCGGCTTCACCCCTAACCGCGGCCGTGGCGGGGGCGAAAGTCGACACGGCGCCGCGGTTGCCGCTGGTGCTCGGACCGGTCCGGGATCCGGACCATGCGGCACACAGTTTTTGCGGCCGGATCTGCGTGCCGCGGTTTCTCCATAAGCAATTTCGAAAGGCGCTCGGTGGGCCGGTCTCGCGGCGGGCCGCACGGTTGCGCACGTTTTACGCGGAGACGCTCGAGGCGCTGCCGGCGGCGCGGCCGATCGGCGAGGAGCCGTTGAAGTTTTGGCGGACGGCATTTGCGGCGCGGTTCGGCGGCGCGGCGCCGCGGCGCATCAATGGCGCGGGCACGGGCGCGCTCGATCACGACTACATGACCGTGTGGGATCGGCGGCTCGCACAGCGGTCGAGCGGATCATGAGCACGCCGATCGACCATCAACGGCGCCGGTGGCGGGCGACGATGCGCGAGCGGCGCACGGCGGCGCGGCTCGAGGGCGTGTGTGGCGTCTGTACCATTCGCGACGCGCGGCCGGGCAAGAAAACGTGCGGCGTGTGCGGCGACCGTCGCGGGGCGCCGAAGCGCCAGGCGGGCGCCTGATGGCGCGGCTCTATGCGGAGGATACGCGGGTGCCGGTCGCGCAGTCGCGCGCGGAGATCGAGCGGCTGCTCGAGCAGCACAAGGCGCGGCAGTACGGCACCGCGACCGATTTACGAGAAGCTCGAAGCGCGCGTGCAATTCCGGCTGCACGATCGCGTCGTCCGCTTTGTGATCGCGCTGCCGGATCCGAAAAAGCTCGGCACGGGCGAGAAGCTCGCCAAGGCGGAGCGGCAACGGTGGCGGGCGCTGCTATTGGTCATCAAGGCGAAGCTCGAATCGTGCGAAAACGCGATCGAGACGTTTGAAAACGCCTTCCTCGCGCAAATCGTCATGCCGAACGATCAAACGGTCGCGCAGATCATCGCGCCGCAGATCGCGGAGTCGTACCAAAGCGGGCGGATGCCGCGGGCGCTCGGGCCGGCGTCGGAGGGCGTGAAGTGAAGAAACTGAGCGCGCGGGAGAAACAGCGACTCGCGAAGATGCGACGCGATCCCGCCGGGCGCCTCTTTCTCGAGATCAACCGGTATCTGCGGACGGTCGGGTGGCAGCCGATCGTGATGGGCAATCCACAGATTCGCGGGGATGCGCGGGCGCCAGGCGTCACGGTCCGGCGGTTGGCGGTCGGGCACTATGAATTCAGCGTCAGCTTTATAGGTGGACGCACCGGCCCGAAGAACGAGCCGTGACGATCACGATCCGCGAGCGGCGCGGGGTCTGTCGCTGGTGTCGCTGTACGGATCGGGCGGGCTGCGATGAGGGCTGTTCGTGGGTCAATGCGGATCACACGCTGTGCTCGTCGTGCGCGGATGTCGATCGCCTGATGCGCACGGCGCGCGGAAGATCGGCGCTGGTGGCCGAGTGGCGCCACCCGTCGCGTCGTCTCACATGAGTGGCGACGGCTGGCAGGCGGATTTTCGCGATCGCGTGGCGGTCGGCGCGGCGGTGCTCGGCGGGCTCGCGGCGCTGATCGGCCTCGGGGTGTGGGTGTACTGGTCGATTTGGGGGTAACCGTGGCGTGTCATCGCGTGCCGTTCGGCGACGGTGTGGCGATCCTCTGCGGGCCGCGGCGGCGCCGCGTGCGGTGCACGCATTGCCGAGAGTGGGCGGATTGGCTGTGTGATGCGCGCGGGTGTGACGTGCCGATCTGCGCGCGCTGCCGGATCCACGTGCCGCCGGATCAGGATTTTTGCCGGGCGCATCGGGCGCTCGCGGCGACGGCGGCCGCGGCGCTGCGGTTGCCGTTCGATTAAACGGGGTGATCGATGGCGCGGCCGATCCTGGTGCTTGACGAAGTCTTCGCGATCCTCGAGACGCTCAAGGCATCGCCACGACTGATCGAGGATTTTCGCCTGACGGCGGAGCGGATCTTGACCATGCGGCCGCGGGTCGATGTCGGCGACGCGATCACGGTAGCCAGTGGGTTCGGCCATACCTCGCAGCGCGGCAATGTGGAACTGACCGTCAACGATCAGGTGGTGCAGATGGACGTCAAAAAAGCGCGCGAGGTCGGGTTGATGTTGCTCGAGGCGGCGGAGGCGGCGACGTCGGACGAAATCTTGTCGACGCTGCTCGCGCGGCTCGGGCTCGGGCCGGAGGCGCGCGGGCGCGCGTTGATGGATCTGCGGGAGATCCGGCAAGGGACACGGGGCACATCGTGGCCGTCATGACGCTCCAGCGGGTGCCCGGTGCCGAGATCGTCACGAAACGCGAAGCGGCGCGGCTGCTCGACGTGAGCACGAAAACGATCGAACAGCTCGACAAGGAGGGGACGCTCCCCGGGCGCCTGTATCGGCGTCCTGACGGCGGGCCCAAGGTCCGGGTGTATGAGCGGGCACGGGCGCTGCAGCTCGCCGCGGAACGCCGGCCGGTGCGGCCGGTGACGGTCCTGGGGCCGGCCTCGGGTGGGCTCGCGCCGGTGGTCGCGGAGGGCGCCGACCCGGTGGCGCTCGCGCCGCGTCCCGTGGTGTCGGGCGAGCTCGTGGCGCTGCTCGAGTGGCTGCAGTCGCAGAAGTCTGCGAGTACTTCGGCGAGTGCTGAGAAGTCGCTCGTGTTGACGCTCGAGGACGCCGCCGCGGTGTCGGGGTGGTCCGTCGGCTTTCTGCGCCGTGCGCGGGCCGATGGGCGGTTGCGGGCCGATCGGGATCGGTGGCGGGGTCCTGATGGCAAGTGGCATGTCGGTTGGAAGATCCGGCGGACGGATCTGGAGGCGCTATGAACCGGCTCGAGGCCGATCCGTGTCCGCATTGCCTCGCGACGTTTGCGCGGCTCGATGCGCTACTGCGCGAGGGCGTGGCGGAGGCGCCAACGCTGCCGGAGGATGCGCCGGAGGATGCGCCGTTGCATGTATTGGCGGCGGTGGCGACCTGGTGGGCGAGTCGATCGTTGGGGCAGTTTCCGACGCGGCAGCAAGGCGCGGCGGCACTCGTGCGGTGCTTCGCGCAGGTGTTGTTGCAGGAAGGTATCCGGCTGGAGGCGGGCCCGTGGGCAGAAACGCGGCACTAGTCACGCTCGGCGATGTCGCGGGGTTCGTGGCGCGCGGCCGGCGGGCGCAGGGGGCGGTCGATCAGATCCTCGCGCATGGGCCGGGGCTGACGTTCGGCGAGCTCGCGATCGGCGAGTGCTTCGAGTGGCCGCTCCCGATGCCGCGGGCGCTCGACGGCGAGCCGCTCGTGAAAACCTCTGACGTCGGGTACGCGTGGTCACGCGGCCAGGGCACGGCGGAGGCGTTCTATCGAGTCGACCGATGGAAAGGGCCGACATGACGCGCGCACAGATCGCGGCGGGGCTCGAGGCGATGATCGATCGGCTGGCGAATGCGCCCGACACCCCGCCGGCGGGGCTACAGGCGCACGAGTGGGCGTACGTGAAGGGGATCGCGAGTGCCGAGATCATGCGGCTGAAAGAGCGGCTCGAGGCGAGCGGGGCGAAGGTGTCGTGAACCTCGAGGCCGATCAGTGGGCGCATGGCAAGTTCTGGATCCTCAACGAGGAGGGCGAACCCGAAGCCGCGTCGCTGCTCGAGTGGGCCGCATGGATGGAACGCGACCGCGAGCGCATCGTGCTCCAGACCGCGGTCGGTGCGCGCCAGCGGGTCTCGACGGTCTTTCTTGGATTGGATTACCGATTCTTCGAAAACGGGCCGCCGCTGCTCTGGGAAACGATGGTCTTCGGCGGGCCGTTCGATGACTATCAGGCGCGGGCGACGAGTAAGCTCGAGGCGCTGCGCAACCACGGGATCGCGCTGCGGTTGGTCGAGGCATTTCGCGCGGCGCCGCGGGTCACGAAAAAGGCGCTGCGCAAGTACGGGGCGTACGCGCGGCTCGAGCCGGGCGAGCGGTGGCGGGTGCATCGGGTCTTGGCCCGCGTCGGCGCTCCGAGGTGACGATGACCGATTTGGACGATGAAAGTGTGTATGCCCTGCGCGGCGCGGCGCTTGGTGGGTGATCGTGCCTGACGCCGGGCGGGCCCTGGTGTTCGGGGTGACGCCGGGCGTGGTCGAGGACCTGCGCGCGCGCGGCCTGGCGCTGCCGGCGGGCGTGGCCGTGCTCGACGTCACGCGGGCGGAGCGGGCCGGGATGGTGGTGTGCGGGTTCCCGCCGTCGCACTATCCCGCGGAGGATGTCTTGACGTGGTGTCACGACTGCCGGCGGGCGATCGTGCATCGGCCGCATATGCCGCGGGCGCCGATGAAAGTGTGTATCCCCTGCGCGGCGCGGCGAGTAGTGGGTGATCGTGGCTGACGTGGTCGACGCCGACATTCCCTCGGCGGTGCGCCAAGAGTTGCGGCGCCTCGCGTTCCAGAACGGCGTGGGGTATCCGGTGCTCTGCCGCGTCTATGCGCTCGGCGCGTCGACGACGCGCGTGGTGGGCCCGACGGGGGCATTTCCGTACGGGAAGCTTGATCCGGACGATGAGGGCGAGCTCTCGGTGGCGATCGCGGCCGATCGATCGCAGGGCGTCGTGCGGTTTGAATTCGGGAAGCCGGTGGCGTTTTTGGCGTTGCCGGCGGCGCACGCGCGGACGCTTGCGGCGGTGCTGCTCGAGAAGGCGCGCGAACTCGAGCGGGGGGCGCACTGAGCGATCACGAGCATCACGGGTTCGTCTGTCCCGGGTGCGGCTCTCGCGCCGTGCGGGTGATCGATACGCGGGCGAACCTCGAGGGCACGGAGATCCGGCGCCGGCGCCGGTGCACGGGCTGCTCGATGCGCTTTACCACCTACGAAGTGATCGGGCGGCTCGACGGGGACCTGTACGCGACACAGCGCGGCCGCGCGAAAGCGATCGCCGGGGAGCTGCGGGACATGGCGCGATCGCTCGAGGTCTGGTGAACCCTAGCGCCGGCGCCAGCGTCCGACCGTCGTATGGATCAGGACGGCGGCCGCGAATCCGCCGGCGACGTCGGTTGAATAGTGTTGATCGGCCTCGAGGCGGAGTAGGCCGACGGCGGGGCAGATCGCGAACACGGTCGACTGCAAATCACCGAGGCACGCCAGCATGGTGTGCTCAGAAAACCAGCTCTTATTGTCGTGGCCGTTCGGGCGCGTGCGATGCACGACGTGCTTCGTCACTTCCGCGGTCACGATACCGGTCCCGACCTGGAGGGCTTGATTTGTGGCGCACCGCCACGATCGATTGAGGACGGCGCACGGGAGGACAAGCGAGGCAATCACCAGGCCGGTCGACAACCAATCGGCAGCGGTGCGCGCGGTTGGCGACTCGAGGCGGACGGCGTTACGGATCGGCGTGTCGGGGCCGACCTGGGCGGCGGCCGGCGTCGCGAGCGTGACGATCAGCGCGCACGCCTCGAGCGCGCGACGGGGGGTCATCGCGGCCGCACGATCACGATGTAGGTGGGGCCGGCGCCGCGATAGATCAACGCGGTCGCGCGGTCGGCGAGTTCCCACGGGCCGACGGCGTTTCGCCACTCCCGCGATCCGTCGGGCTGCACGCTGACGATCGCGCCGGTCCCATCAATCAATACCCATTGGCCGGACGGCTGCGGGATCAGGGTCGCGACGATTTCGGGCGGGAGCTCGGCGACGCCGATGATTGGCTGATCGGGGGCGTACCACACGGGTTCACTCGGATCGGTCGCCGGCGCGGGGACGTCGACGGCGGTCCACACCCACGCGTCGTTGTCGACGTACGCCTGGACCTGCCAATTCGCGCCGGTCGCGGTCAACACGTCCACGGTCGCGACCTGGCCGGTCGGGTACCGGTACGCGGCGATATCGCACGGGATGACGTACCCGCCGTCGATCGGCTGGTCGGTCTTCGTGAGGACACCCCAGCGCCCGGGATCGGCCTGATCGAGGGCCGGGACGATCACCGTCTGCAAGAGTTTCAGCCGGGCCGGGTCGTTCAACGCGCCCGGCGGGAACGCGTGCGGGTGCGCGGTACAGCATGCGCTGACGATGTCGGATCGGTTGGGGACGATCGGGGCGCTCGTGGTCATGTGCTCCTCGAGGGGGAGGGCGAGCGCCGTCGCGCCGGCGGCGTGCGGCGCCCGCGTACTGGGGGCTGGCGCACCGTGGCGCCTTTGCTCGGCGTCACGGTCGCAAACTTCGCGGTCTCGGCGGTGTCGGTCGCGGCGGTGATGACGCGCGCGATCAGCTCGGCGTCAATCCCTTCCGTCATGAGCAGGACCGTCAACGTCGTCTCGTTGATCGACTGCTGGCCGTCGCGTTCGTTGTGGCGGACGTCGTACCCGGCGCACGTCACGAAATCGCCTTTCGCGAGGCCGGCGCGGATCAGGAGCGCGTCGATCTTGGCGCGGAGATCCTTCTCGTCGCGCACGTCGTCGGCGACGGTGGCGATCCGGGCCGCGAGGCGGCGTTGTTTCGTGACGAGGAGCGGCAGGCGGTTGGCGAGGGCGCGGTACCGCCGATACGTGCCGGTGATCACGGCGTGCGCTCGGGCCAGTGCCAGGTGCCAGGGGCCTTGCCCTCGTCGTAGCGAATGCCGCGATTGAAGAACAGGCCGGTGGGGTTTGCGACCATGATCCCGATGCGATCGTGCACGTCGGGCGTCGTGGTCGTCCCGAGGGGGATCCCGACTTCGGTGATCACGCCGGCGCGACAGACGCCGGCGGGGAATTCTCCGCCGGGGGTGCCATACGCGACATAGTGCACGGTGCGGCCAACGCTCGGCTTGTCAGCCATTCGGGCGGGTCCTTCGTCAGTGGGTCCGAGAACGGGCGATCGCAGAGACACCCGTGGGCCGCGGCGCGGGGTCTGCGTGATCGCCCGTCCGCAGGCGTGGCACGGCGGGCCGCCGTGTGGCTTCGATGAACGTCTGCAGGTCGGTGTACTTCACCCGCCAATGCGTGTTCGGCAACCGATGGCCGGGCAGATGTCCCTCGCGGATCAGCGCGTACACGTAGTCACGCGACACGCTCAAGCGGTGGGCGACGGACGACACTTCTAGCAAACGTTCTTCCATGGGCACGGGCTCGATCGCCATGCAGTAACCCCTCAAGAATCGGTCGATTTGCTCGATTCTAGGGGGCGATCTCGGTGCGGGTTTCACACCCTTTGTCATGTTTTCGCGGGCGGCGCGCGCGCACGCGGCGCGATCGGCGGCACGCTAGGAACGTTCACGCCGGTCTATGCGCGTCGCTGCGCTCCCATTGGATCCCGCCACAGACGGAGGGCGTCATGCTGCCCGGTGACGTCCTCTCTCGCCATGCGTGACCGCGATCGCCGACACGGCGAGCGGGCCGCGTATCACGCCGGCTGTCGCTGTCCGCCGTGCACCGCGGCGAATACGCAGTACATGCGCGACTGGCGGGCCGATCGGCGCGCGGGGCGTGTGCGGCTCGGATCGATCGTCAGTCCGCAGGAAGCGCGGCGGCACGTGCGGGCGCTGCTCGCGGAACGCGTGCGACTCAGTGCGGTTGCGGCGGCGATGGGGCTCCGCGCACGATCGCTGCGGATCCATCGGACGGGGATCACGTTGCGGCGCACGTTGGCGCTGCGGGTGCTGCGGCGCCGCTTGTTGCGGCTCGAGAAGGGCGAATGATCAAGCTCCGGATGGCAAAGGCGACGCTCGCGCGCGTCGCGCGAGGGGGTCCGAATGGCTCGCAAGCGGTCGGCACACGCGCCGGCAGTGACTCGGCGCCGTTTGAAAGATTTGAAAAAACCCGGCGCGACGACAGCGGGGGGCAAGCGGCCGGGCGCGGGGATGCCGAAAGGCTACCAGACGAAAAAGACGCGGGCCCGGCGCGAGGCTGAAGCGCGCGCGCTCGAGGCCGCCGGGATCGAGGCGGCGCATGTGATCGGTGAGCTCGGGCGGATCGGGTTCTGCGATCCCGGGTCGTTCTGGACGGCAAAAGGCGAGCTGAAACAGATCGCGAAGCTGCCGGCGAAAGCGCGGAGCTGTCTCGCGGGATTCGAGGCGGTGATCAAGAACGTCGAGGCGGGCGACGGCAAAACGGATCTCGTCCACAAGATCAAGTTCTGGGACAAGGTGAAGGCGCTCGAGCTGCTCGCGAAGCACTTCGGGCTGCTCGTCGACAAGATCGAACTGAAAGACGTCACGGCGGAGGCGCGGGTCGCGCGCCTGGTGGCGGCGCGGCGGCGGGTCGGGGATCTACCGGCGGCCTCGTGATCGAGCCGGGGTGTGAGACGGTCACGGTGCGGTTGTCGCTGCGGACGCGGGGGCGCACGCTGATTATCGGCGGCGTGCGACTGCCGCTGGTTTGCACGGGCGTGGACGTGGTGATGTGGCGGACGTCGGGGAGCGAGCGGATCGCGGTGGCGGTGGCGGACGTCGCGGAGATTGAACTCGACGACGATCCGGGGGACTTCTGGTGAAGGGGGCGGGGCATGGTGCTTCCTGATGTCGACGCGGTGGCGGCGGCGCTGCAGGCGGGCGAAGAGACGACGCGGACGTATGCGGACCTGAGCGAACCGGCGCGGGATCGGCTGCGGCACACGGTCCTGGCGGTCTACGCGGCGCTGATGGCGGTCGATCCGGAGCTCGCGGCGCCGCTCACGGGGCCGGTCGTCGAGGCGACCTGGCCGGATCTGCCGGAGATGAAACGCAGCTATCCGCCACGCGGCAAGGCGGACAAGTGAGCAAGCCGCGGGTCGATTACGAGGCGCGCTTTCGGTTCGCACTGCTGCGCATTACGAAGTACATGCGTCCGGAACAGCTGCGGCGCGCGGCCGAAAAGCAGTACGGGCTCTCGTATGAGGAGTCGCTCGAGATGGCGTACGAGAACCTACAGGGCGAGGCGCGGGCGGCGCTCAAGGGCTATCGCGGCCGGTGGGCGTCGTGACGCTCAAACGGCGGCGGCCGCTGGCGGGGCTGTCACGGGCGGAGCTCCTGCGGGCGGTCCGGAGGCTGGCGCGAGAAAACCGCGCGATGCGGATCGAGCTCGCGGGGATCTACGGGGCCGTCGGTGACGTGATCCCGTTCACGCTCGATCAGGAATTTCCGAAGGGCACGACGATCCGGATCCCGGTGCCGCGGCGGTTCGTGGTGCGGCTATGATTCCCGGCCTCGAGCGGCTCACGATGCCCGAAGCGGTCTTGATCGTGGGCCTGGCCCTGTGTTGGCTGATCTTCGTGATCGCGCGCGGGATGGGCGAGAAATGAAACGGCGCGGCGTCGCGGCTGAGACGATCGCGCCGACGGCTGCGACGATCGAAGCGGAGATCGAGGCGTTCGTCGGGAGCTGCTACGCGGATCCGTTGCGGTTCGTCATGGGCGCGTATCCGTGGGGCGAACCCGGGCCGCTCGAGCGCGAGCTCGGGCCCGATGACAATCAAAAAGAGTTCCTCGAGTCGCTCGGCGAGGAGATCCGGAAACGCGCGTTCGATGGCGAAAAGCCGGTGATGCCGATCATGATGGCCGAAACCTCTGGCCACGGGACCGGCAAGTCGGCGCAAGGCGGCTGGATCGTCGACTTCATCATGTCGACGCGGCCGCACTGCGATCTGACCGTCACGGCGGGCACGTACACGCAGCTCGAGGCGCGGACCTGGCCGGCGATCAAGTTCTGGAAAAAGCTCTCCATCACCGCGCCGTGGTTCGACGTGATGGAGGGCGGCATCTACTCGAAAGACTTCCCGGACACGTGGAAGTGTCAGATCCAAACCTGCAAAAAGCAGAACGCGCAGGCCTTCGCTGGCCAACATGCCAAGCGGTCGACGTCCGGGTACGTCTTCGATGAGGCGAGCGAAGTACCCGACGAAGTGTGGACGACGGCGTACGGCGGCCTGACCGACGGCGAGCCGATGATCTTCGCCTGGGGGCAACCGGTCCGGAACACGGGCGAGTTCTACAAGGTCTGCTTCGGGTCGAAGGCGGCGCGGTGGAACCATCGGCGCGTCGACGGGCGAACCTCGCGGTTCACCAACAAGGAACTGATCGCCCAATGGATCGCCGATTACGGGCTTGAGTCTGACTTCGTCAAGGTGCGGGTCCTCGGGCTCCCGCCGGCGGCGTCCGAGCTCCAGTACATCGATAAGGGGCGCGTCGACGCGGCGCGGCATCGGGTGCAACGGGCGCTCCCCGATGATCCGCTCGTGGCGGGGTTCGACGTGTCCGGCGGGGGCAAGGCCTGGAACGTGATCCGGTTCCGGCGTGGGCTCGATGGGCGCGTGCGGGAACCGATCCGGATGCCGGGCGACAAAGATCCCGATCGCTCGGCGCGGGTCGCGATCTGCGCGGAGCTGCTCACCGATCGACGGCCGGGGCACCAGCTGGCGGCGCTGTTCGTCGATGCGGCGTTCGGGGCGCCGATCGTCGCGCGCCTGCAGGCGCTCGGGCACACGAACGTCTTCGAGGTGAATTTCGGGGGCGACAGTCCCGATCCGCATCAACTCAACATGCGCGCGTTCATGCACGCGCAGGGCAAGCACTGGCTGCTGCTCGGGTCGATTCCCGATGAGGATCAGCTATGCGATCAGTTGTGTCTGGCGGGGTTTCACCTGAACCAAAGCGGAAAGCTCGTGATCGAGTCGAAGGCGTCGATTCAAGCACGGGGCGAGGCCTCGCCCGATGACTCGGACGCGTTTCTGTTGACGTTTGCGCAATCGGTCGCGCCGGTGACGATGGCGGCGCCGAGGCCGCCGGCGGCGCGATCGAAGTGGGGATGAGGGCAAATAGGGATCGCCCGGACGGTGGTCTGTCCGGGCGATCCCGATGGGTGGAGCAACCCCGGGCTATGACAACGGCGGCGCGTCGCGGCCGCACATTCCGATCATCGGCAGGGTCGGCGAAACCTTGAATCCCGCGGGGGCCTCGATGTGTGTGTGGGTGACGCTGGCGTGGATCGTGGTCGCGGCGATCGCGGCGGGGTGTCTGCTCGTGCACCTGGTCGCGGAGGTGCGGCGATGGTGAACAGGAGCGGGGCATGTTGATCCGACGCGGCGGGGCGGGCAAGCGCCATGCGGCGCGTGTGGTGTGGCTGCAGGCGCGGCCGGAACGCTATCGGACGGCGCCCGGGATTGGCGAGGACGTGACGCCAGCAGGCCGCGCGGCGCTCGATGCCATCCTCGAGGAGATGCGGGGGATCGGCCTGTTCGGCGGCCGCATGCGGCCGGAGCATCAACGCGACACATTGCGCCGGTTGATCAGTGAGCTGCGCGGGGAGCAGCTCCTTGCGGAGTGGTGAAGGGGTTCTTGATGGTCAAAACGTTCTGGCTCTCGTTCTGCGATGCGCAACGGCCGGAGGGGGAGCAATTCCTCGGCGCGTGTGTGATCGACGTCGACGACGGGGAGGCGGCGGCGATCTGCGGGCTGATCGCGCTGCGATTCCCCGCGGCCGCGGACGGGGCGGAGTGGATCGGCGCGGCGACGGCGAAAGCGCATCGGGCGGGCTGTAATCCGGGCGGGCAGGTCGCCTTTACGGAGCTCGCGTATCCGCCGGCCTGGGTGCCGCGGGGGCTGCTGCTGCAGAAACCCGACATTGAGGCGCTCGAGCGGCGCGCGGCGTCGGAGCGGATCCTCACGGGCCATCCGGAGGCCACATGAGCGGGCCGCTCCTCCTGCATGTGATGCGCGCGGACACGGTGCCGGATCGATGCCGCCGGCTCGGGCTCGTGGTGGTCGAGCACGCGAACGCCGTCACGGTGTCGTGTCCGGAGTGTACGGAGCGGCAGGACTATTACCGCGATCGGGTCGCGGGCTGGCGGGGTGCCGCGTTCCTCCACGATGTCGGCTGTCCGCTGTTTGCTCGGCGGCAGGCGGCGCTGTCGGGCGCGAAACCGGTGTGACCTCCGGTTACACATGGACGACGAAGCGGCCACCGCCCATCGGCGTTATTACGTTTGGTGGCGGGTGTATCGGTGGTCGACGCCCACCCAGCGCGGCGTGAAGCTCGGGCCGTTGACGCTGCAGGTCTACAAGGCGACTGACAAGGACGGGCGGGCGGCCGGCCCGTGGTTCGTCTTCGTGTCGTTCCTGGGGCGGCCGCTGGTCGATTCCTACCTCCGTCAGTTGCGCCGGCGGCGCTGACTCTTCCATCCTGGCCCGCACATGGGCCCGTGTAGGCCACTTCGATCGCGCCGGTGGCGTCAGAGCGTCCGCCGGTGTCGGATCGCGCCTGGCGGCGTGGCTGCCAGCCGCGGGGGCATTGCTGACGGGGCATATGACCTGCTCGCGCTCTGTGACATCACGGACACGCTCGAGGAACCCGATCCGGAGCTTGCCGAGTGAGTCCGCGGCCGCCGGAGAGCTACTGGAAAGAGCGGGCGTCGGGGCTGATCGTCCCGGACGCGGTGAGCCGCGGCCGCGAGGTGTGGCCATGGCAGGAAGTCCGCGATCTCAACCGGGTGATCGCCCGGTTGGGTGAGCACAACGTGACGCTGCTGCTGCGATGCGAAGAACCCGGCTGTAAAGGCACGCCGATGGAACGGCTCACGAACCCCGACGGCGGATTTACCTTGCGCTGCGCGCACCTGGATCGGGTCTTCACCAAGGCGATTTGATGCCGCGCACCGACGACGACATCCTCGAGGAACTGAAAGACCGCTACGCCGACGCGACCTCGCAATGGGCCGACATTCGCGAGGAGGGCGCGAAAGACATGCGCGCGGTGTCGGGCGATCCGTGGCCGAAAGAGGACCGCGATCAGCGCGACGACAACGGGCGGCCGTGCCTCTCGCTCGATGAGCTCGGGCAATACACCAATCAGGTGATCAACGACGTCCGGAGCAATAAACGGGGGATCACCGTCACGCCTCGCGGCAACGGGGCGAACGACGCGACGGCCAAGTTTCGGCAGGGCAAGATCCGGGACATTGAGTACCAGAGCAACGCGCAACAGGCGTACACGACGATGCTCGAAAACGCCGTGCAGCGCGGGTACGGCTATCTCCGGATCAAGGCGCAGTACTGCTCTCCCGACAAGGGCTTCGATCAAGAGCTGGTGATCGAGCCGGTGGTCAACCCGGACCTGGTGACGCCGGATCCGGACCACATTCGCACTGATGGCAAGGATCTGAGCTTCCTGTTTTACGAGGAACGGCGCGGGCTCAAGCAATTCGCGCGGGAGTTCCCGGACGCCACGATCCGGAACTTCGATCACGCCACGATTCAATCGTCGCGGAGCTGGATCGCCGGCGACAGTCTACGGCTCGCGGAGTACTGGACGAAGGAACCGCAGGCCAAGCGGACGCTGCTCCTGCTGAAACCCGGCCCGCGGACCGCGCAGGATCCCAACCCGCAACCAATCGAGATCTTCGAGGACGCGATCAACGGGCATGCCCCCTCGGCGGATCAAATCCTCAAATCGCGGTCGATCACGCCGATGCACGTGTGGCAGTACCTCACCAACGGCGTCGAGATCCTGCAGCGCACGCGATGGCTCGGGCCGTCGATTCCCTTCGTGTGCTGCTACGGGAAAGTGATCTACCTGCAGAACGCGGCGGGGCGCGCGCAACGCGTGCTCCTCAGCATGATCCGCCTCGCGCGCGATCCGTTCCTGCTGTATTGCTACTACCGGACCTGTCAGGCGGAACTCGTCGGCATGACGCCAAAGTTCCCCTATTTCGTCGCCAAGGGGCAGCTCGACGCGGCCAACCTGCAGCGGCTCGCCGATTCGCTGAATGTGCCGGTGGCGGTGATCGAGTACTTGACGAAAACCCCGCATCAACCGGAGGGCGGGCTCGGGCCGCCGACGCGGCAACCCTACGAACCGCCGATCCAAGAGCTCGAGATTGGCGCGGAGGGGGCGCGGCGGGCGATTCAGGCGGCGATCGGCGCCTCGCCCTTACCATCGGCGGCGCAACGGCACAACGATAAATCCGGCGTCGCGCTGAAACAGATCGAGGACACGGCGCAAAAGGGATCGTTTCACTTCGTCGATCACCACGACGAAGGCGTGACGCGGGCCGGCGCGATCCTCGACGAATGTATCCCGCTGTACTACGACACGGCGCGCGACACGTCGATCCGCGACCTGAAGGATCAGCCGCAGATCGTGCGGATCAACGATCCGGCGGGGCGCAATCCGGAGGGACTGCCGGCGCATATTGATACCGCGCAGGGCGAGCACGACGTGACGATCTCCGTCGGGCCGAAGAAGGATAGCGAACGGGAAGCGGCGAGCGATTTTGCGGATCAGGTGATCGGCAATCCGCAGCTCGCGCAGGTCGTCGGGCCGCAGAAAGCGGCGGAGCTGATCGCGTCGTCGATCCGGCTCAAAAACCTCGGGCCGATCGGCGATGAGATGGCCGAAACCATCGCGCCGAAGAACAAGGGCCAGGTCGATCCGCGGCAGGCACAGCAGCAGCTCGGCGAGCTGCACGGGCAGCTGCAAAAGCTGCAGCAAGTCGCGGCGGACCTCCAGAAACAGGTCGACAGCGACCAAGTGAAGATCGACGGGCAGATCCGGATCAAAACGCTCGAACTCGATTTCCAGCACTGGAAAACGATCACCGACAACGCGGCGAAGATCGAGGCGGCGCGCATCACGGCGTCGAAGCAATCGGCCGATCTGGCGCTCGAGCTCCACGAAGAATCGATCGCGCTTGATCAGCAGATCGCGGCGGACGATGCGGCGGCTCGGCACGCGGCTGCGCATGACGTCGGGATGGCGGCGCTCGCGCACGCGCACGCGCTCGAGCAGGGGCGCCAGGCGCACGCGCAGGCGCTCGAGCAGGGCGATCAGCAGGGCGTACAGGACGCCGATCTGATGGCGCAAGGGCATCAACAGGCGCTCGAGGCGCAAGCCGCGGCGCCGGCGCCGGAGGCGGGCGCGTGATCGGCGGGCATGGTCATGTGCGGCGGCGGCTTGATGGCCTGGTGGCGCGGTGTGGCGGGCCGGGCCTGTGTCGATCGTGCGCGCAGGAGCTCGCGGCGCTGCAGGTCCCGATCGGGGACGCGCTGATCATCGCACCGGCGGTGCTCGAGGCGCTCGCCGAGTCAACGCGGAGCCTGTTCGATCCCGATCCGGCGCAGGCGGCGCGCGCGCGCGCGATCCTCCTCGAACCGATCGGCGATCTTGAAGGATGACGACATGGTGCCGTAGTCGCTGAACGCTCCTCACGGCGTCGCTAGGGATTGCAACCCGAACCCCGGAGTCATCCACCGGCGCGACGACGACAAGGATCACACGAACAGATGGCGTGTGTTCGCAACCCTGACTCGTTCAGGGCCGCGGGCCGCGCCATTTTGTTTCGTGGGATCCCTCGATTCACGGATGCACCACGCGGCCGGGTGACGCGTGCGGGTGACTGATGGAAGCTGCAGCGTCGACGACTGCACCCGCGCAGTCTGTGCAACCGGGCCCGGCGTCCGAGAGTCCGATCGCCACCACGGCGAGCGAGCGCGTGATTGCCTCGGGCGATGTCGCGGCCTATCGCGAGGCGCGACGACACGAGCGCGCACCGGAGGTGCAGGCGCGGGCGGCCGCCACCACTGAGACGGAGGCCGATCCCGATGCGAACCCGGCGACCGCGGCCGCGCCGGGCACGACGCCGGCGACATCGGCACCCGAACCGCGCACCGTCTCGAAACGACAGCAGCAGATCAACGACTACGAACGATCGATCGCGGCGCTCAAGGCCGAAAACGCGCGGCTCAAGAGCACCACGACGGCGACGCCGGCGGCCGCCCGTCCGGCGACGGGTTCTGAGAGTTCGGCGAGTTCGCAGAGTGCGGCGGCGGGTCCCACGGGTATCCCGGTTGACATCGGACACCCGGCGCTCGAGGAAGCCGCGTTTTACACCAAGCACCCGGAGGCGTCGACTGCCGACTACTTCCGGTACCTGACTCGCTTCGATCGCGAAGTGGAGCGGGCGACCGATCGCATGCGGCAATCGCAGACCGCGGAACAGGCGGCCGCGCATGAGCGCGCGACCAAGTTCCACGCGCAGATCACCGCCGCGGGCGATCCGACAGTGGTCATGGCGCGGATCGATCCAGAGCTGATCGAGCTCGAGACGCGCGCGTCCGCGATGGCGAAAGGGCAGCGACCGACGGCGGCGAACGATCTCGCCGACGAAATCCTCGGGTCCGAGGTCGCGCTGCAGGTCCTCGAGCATCTCACGGCGCAACCAGCGATCAAGGCGAAACTCCTCGCGTCTCCCGATCGGCGCACGCTCCTGCGCGAGTTCGCGCGGCTTGAGACGCAATTCTCACCGGCGGCGGCGAACGCGGCCGCCTCACCAAAAACCATCACCGACGCTCCGGCGCCGGCCGTCACGCTCGGCTCGCGGGCCGCCCATCCGGGCGATCCGGTCGAGAGCGCGGTGGCCAGTGGCGACGTGAGCGCGTACCGGGCTGCACGGCTCCGCGAGCGCGCGGCTCAACTGAGGTAACGCTATGGCCGGGAATCAATTCGAGTACGCCGACTGGCTTGCGATGGAGTGTCTCGATCTCCTCGAGAACAAGCGGGCCGTGTCGCAGTTCTTCAACACGGACTATTCCAAGGAGTTCAAGCTCAAGTACCCCGTCGGCGACTCGATCCGGGTCCCGTATCCGCAACGCTTCACCGTCGCGCGCGGCTTGCCGTATCAGCCGCAGGCGATCAACCGGCTGCACGCGAACATCTCCTTTCTGGATCCGTTTCAAATCGCCTTCGATTGGGATTCGGCGGAGCAGGCGCTCAAAGCCCCGCGCGGCCGGGAGAAGGTCAGCAAGGAGATCCTCGAGCCGGCGATGGCGTACGCGCAACAGTCGATCGATGACGCCTGCTCGCAGTTTGCCTATCAGTACGCGGCGTCGATGGGCGGGATCCTCGGGACGGATCCGGCCGATTTCGACTCCGTCTCGGGCGTCGCCAAGCAAAAGATGAACGAGCTCGGGGCGCCCAACGCGGACCGCGCGATGATCATCACGCCGGCGCTCGCGCGGGTGTTGAAAAAGTCCGCGGTGACGTACTTCAACCCGGTGCAGCAACTCTCGAAACAGTGGCGGACGGGGATCCTCGGCGAGTCCGACGGGTTCGAGTTCTACGAGAGCATGAGCCTGTTTCGGCACACGTCGGGCGTGTGGGCGGGCGCGGTCACGGTCACGACGGCGCCGACGGACGGCGCCACGTCGATGACGCTCACCTGTACCACGGGTGACACGGTCAAGGTCGGCGACAAGTTCGCGGTCGCGGCCTCGCTGCCGGTCAACCCGATGACGCGGCGGACGTTCGGATCGGCGACGAAAACATTCACCGTGACGGCGGCCGCGACGGGCGCCTCGTCGTCGATGGTGATCTCGTTCTCGCCGGCGATGTACGGGCCCACCTCGCAGTATCAGAACGTCGACGCCCTCCCGCTCGCGGGCGCGACGCTGACGATGTGGCCGGGCACCGCGGCGCCGACGACGGCGCATACGGGCCAGGTGCAACTGGCGCTGCAGCGCAATGCGTTCGCGCTAGTCGGCGTCGAGCTCGAGGAACCGAAAACCTCGAGTGTCGAGCTCGTCTCGCAGAAGCGCGATCCGGATAGCGGGATCGCGGTCCGGTTCATCCGCGAATGGGACGGCAACCTGTCGCGGTTCATCAATCGCTTTGACTGGATGATCGGGCTCGGCGCCTTCTACAACGACGCGTGCGCGGTCGCGATCGCGACGGCGTAACGGGGTCCCGGGCGTCCGCCGCGCGGCGGGCGCTCGCCGGCCTGTGCTGAGAGTTCGCAGAGTTCGCAGAAACCCCGTTTTCGCTCTGAAGGAGCCTATATGTCGATGAGTCAACCGCTCACGCCGGCGCGCGGCATGCCGCACTTTTCCTCGCTCGTGTTCCCCAAAGTCGTCCCGACGAATCAGGTGCTCTCGACGGCGGGCGGCGTCGTCACGTTGACGGCGGCGCAGATCCTCGGCGGGCTCATGCTCTGCGATACGCAGGACGCGCAGACGATGACCTTGCCGACGGCGGCGTTGCTGTGCGCGGCGATCCCGGGCTGCGCCGTGGGCACGGCGTTCGATCTGGACGTCGTGAACTACGGCGACTCCACCCTCACGATCGGCCTGGGCACTGGGATCACGAAGACCACGATCGCGACCGTCGCGCCGGTGCTCACGATCGTGACGCTCGCGGCGAAGCGGCTGAAGTTGGTCTGCACCAACGTGACGCCGGGATCCGAGGCGTGGGTGGTGTACGGGTTCGGGTCGACGGCGGCCGCGGTCGCCTAACACACGTCGGGCCCGGATGTCTGTAGCGGTGATGTTCACGCCGGCCCGGGGCGCGGGGCGTTCCGGGCCTTTTACTGCAGGAGATTTCTCCCATGAGAACAGGGAACAACAAGAACACGGGCGGCGGGGGGCAGACGGAGGGCGCGCAGGGTTCGCCGGCGGCGGACCTCGGCACGGCGGCGGCGGCCGCAGGCCTCCGCGGACGGGTCCGCGATGAGCTGATGACGCTCGAGTATCCGCGCCACCTCCACAAAGCGGGCGGCGAGTACCTGCGCGTCGAGAACGAGACCGAGGCGCGGGCCGCGGTCGCGGCGGGCTGGTGCGTCGACGCGAACGAGGCGAACGCGCCGGCGCCGGTGAAGGGCACGTAAGCCGGTGCCGCCGGTCGTGATCACGACGCGCGATCTCTGCGAAAAATCGTTGTTTGAGATCAACGTGCTTGCGGCCGGCGAAGTCATGGGCGCCGACGATGCCGTGTACATGCTCGGCGAGCTCAACACGCTGCTCGATGAGCTGAACGCGGAGCGCGCGGCGGTGTACGCCGACGTGTTCCTCCCGTTCACGCTCGTCGGCGGGCTCTATCCGCACACGATCGGGCCCTCCGGGACGTTCGTCGTCACCCAACGCCCGGAAACGATCGAGAGCTGCGCGATCCAAGTCGGGACGTTCTGGGTCGATGTCGCGGTCCGGGATCGGCAGTGGTTCCAATCGCTCGGCACGCCGGCGACGTCCGGACCGCAGCCGTCGGACGTCTTCTATAACCCGCTCTGGCCGAATGGTGAGCTGAACTGGTGGCCGCGGCCGACGACGGCGGCCGCGATCGAGTTCTGCGTGCGGCAGGTCCTCGATCAGCTCGCGCTTACCGATACGTTTTCGCTCCCGCCGGGCTACCGGTCGATGTTGCAAAAGACGTTGGCGGAGCGCGTCGCGGCGCCCTACGAAAAGACGGTCCCGGCGCAACTCGCGAAGGATGCGGCCATGGCGCGGGCGCGCGTGTTCGGCGCGAATACGGAGATTCCGCGGTTGTTCACGAATGACAGCGGGATTCCGGGCGGGGCGGGACGCGCGCGGGCTCGGCAAGGGCGCGGCGGCGGCGGCGCGCAGGCGTCGCGGTGGTCCGAATAGATGGGGATCGCGACGCTCTTTCGATCGACGTTCGCCAATGTCGACCTGACGAAGTTCGGGCCGACGCACTGGAACGCGCTCCGCGACCTGGTGACGCGGCTCCTCGATACGCCGACGGATCCGGACGGGTACGTGCTCACGCGCGACTCGACCTCGATCAACGGCGCGAAGTGGGCGCCGGGCGGGAGTGGCGGCGCGGCGCCGTCGGGGACGGGCTACGCGCACGTCACGGCGGGCGCCTGGGATGTGCCGGCGGCGATCGGCGAGGGCGACGTCGCGAACCTCGCGACGGACCTCACGACGCTGACGCTGGGCCTCGCGGGCAAGGCGGCCGCGGTCCACACGCATGCCGAGAGCGACATCACCAACCTGACGGCGGACCTGGCCGCGGTGACGACGGCGGTCCTCCTGCGCGAGCTGCTCGCGAACAAAAACGCGGCGAGCGGGTACGCCGGGCTCGATGCCGGCTCGAAGCTCACCGGGAGTCAGCAAGTCTACGGGACGGCGGCGAACACGGCCGCGGTCGGGAACGATAGCCGGCTCAGTGACGCGCGGACGCCGACGGCGCACGCGACAAGCCACAAGAGCGGCGGCTCGGACGCGATCAAGCTCGATGAACTGGCGGCGCCGACCGATGTGACGACGCTCAATGCGACGTCGACACAACACGGGCTGCAACCGAAAAGCCCGGGCGACGCGACGAAGTATCTCAACGGCGCGGCCACGCCGGCGTATGCGGCGATCGCGGAGAGCGACGTCACGAACCTGACGACGGACCTCGCGGCGAAAGCGTCGCTGACGGGCGCGCAGGTCCTCACGAACAAACAGATCACGCCGCGGGTGCAGGCGGTCACGTCGTCGGCAACGGTCACGCCGTCACCCGATACCGATGACCTCGTGGTGATCACGGCGCAGGCCGCCGGCCTCACGGTCGCGAACCCCACGCCGGTCGTCAACGTGGTGCAGGGGCAAAAGCTGATTATCCGGATCAAAGACAACGGGACGGCGCGCGCGATCAGCTACGGGACGCAGTACCGGACGCTCGGGCCGGCGCTGCCGTCGACGACGGTGATCAGTAAAACGCTGTATCTCGGGCTGCTCTACAACTCGACCGATACGAAATGGGATCTCGTCGCGGTGGCGCAGGAACCCTGATGCCGTCACCGACGACGCCGGTCCTCGATACGTTCACCCGCGCGAATGAGGATCCGCTCGCGGGCCCGGGCTGGCTCGGGGGCATCTTCTCGGGCGATGCGGGGATGCGCCTGGTGAGCAATCAGGCGCGCGGCCGGGCGGGCGCCGGGGCCGAGAGCTATTGGAAAACGTCGTTTCCGGCGAATCAAGAGCTCTTCCTGACGATGGCCGGGAAGTGGGCGAATCCCGACGTCGGGATCGCGATCTTCTCGAACCTGCAGGCGCCGGGCACCGGCGGCCTCTCCGGCTACGCGGTGAACCCGTATACCTCGAGCTCGCTCGGGAGCGATGCGATCGACGCGTACCGGATCGATAGCGGGGCGTTTACGAAGCTCGGCGCCACGGCGAGCGGGCTCACATTCTCGGCCGGCGACAAATTATGGTGGGCGAACGTCGCGGGGGTCCTGACGCTGTATCGCTTCGCGGCCGGCGTGTGGACGTCGATCTTCACCCGGACGGACACCACGTACGGCGCGGGCTATCTCGGGTTTGCGGCCGACGATGATACGCCGCTCCTCGATGACGTCGGCGGCGGCGCGATCGGGAGTGCGTCGCGCATGCTCGAGGTCTTCTGATGGCGGCCTATCCGGGCTTCATTTTCGGCTCGAACCCGTCGCAATCGAAGATTGCCGATAACGAGCGGACGATGAACCTGTACGTCGAGCCGATCAGCTCCCCGGGGGCCGCCAGTCAGGCGGCGCTGTATCCGACGCCGGGCTTTCTCCCGCACATCACCGTGCCGGACATCGGCGGCCGGGCGTTGTTCGATATGGCGGGCCGGACGTTTGGCGTCGTCGGGGGGACGTATCACGAACTCTTCCCGCAGACGAAGGCCTTTGCGTCGCGCGGGGCGGTCGCGCAGGACATGCGCCTCGCGCAGATCGCCAGTAACGGCGCCGGCGGGCAGCTCCTGATCGCGAGCGGGGGCAATGCGTACTTGCATGTCCTGTCCTCCAATGCGTTTACGCAGGTGCTCACGGGCGACGCGACGCAGATCGGCATGCTGGATACGTTCTTTCTCGCGTTCAACGCGAACACGGGCAAGCTCGCGATCAGCAATTCGAACGACGGCGCGACGTGGGATCCGACACAGTTCGCGCTGCGCAGTCAGCAGCCGGATCCGTGGCGCGCGATGATGGTCAACGCGCCCGATATTTGGCTGTTTGGCGAGCAGACCACCGACATCTGGTACGACTCGGGAGCGACGCCGTTTCCGTTTGTTCCGCGGTCCGGGCTCTCGATTCCGTATGGCATCGCGGCGAATTTCTCCGTCGCGGGCTCGGGCGGCGCGTTGTTCTGGCTCGCGAAAAACCGCGACGGCGCCGGCCTGGTCGTCATGGCCTCGGGCTATCAGCCGGTCCCGATCAGCACGCCGGAGCTCAACACGACGATCGCGCGCTACGCGCGGACGGTCGGGATCACGAACGCGGAGGGGCTGTGTTATCAGGACGCCGGGCACGTCTTCTACGTGATCCGGTTTCCGGGCGCGGGCACCTGGGCGTATGACCTGACCACGAAGCTCTGGGCGGAGCGGGGCAAGTGGAACAGTGCGGCGAACGCGTGGGACGTCTGGGCGCCGCGGGTGCGGTGCTACTCCAACGGGCTGCAGCTCACCGCCGACGACACGACCGGGATCGTGTCGAGCATGGACGTCTCGTACGGGAGTGAGACGGACGGCACGGCGATCCGGCGGCTGCGGCGCGGGCCGGTGCTCGTGAACGAAAACAAGCGGATCGCGATCGGGCGCTTCGAGCTCTCGATGGAGGTCGGGCTCGGGGTGGTGCTCGGGCAGGGGAGCGATCCGCAGGTGATGTTTCGGGCCAGCAACGACGGCGGGCAAACCTGGGGGACGGAGCGGCCGTGTAGCGCGGGCCGCATGGGGCAGTACCGCCAGCGGGTGTTTTGGACGCGGCTCGGGTCGCCGCGGCTCTGGGTCCCACAAGTCACGATGAGCGATCCGATCGCGTGGCGGATCATGGGGGCGTTTCTCAATAACGACGATCAGGCGGTCGCCTGATGCCCACGGTCGTCGAGCCGCTCCCCGATAGTGATCCCGTCGTCGACGCGGACACGCGGTTGATCACGCCGGTCTGGTACCGGTACTTGTCGACGGCGATCGTCGCGCGGCTGTCGGGGGCACCGCTCGTGGCGCGCATGGTCACGGTGGCGAATCACGGCGCGTCGATCGGGGCGACGTCGCTCTCACAGGGCAGTTTCGGCCTGTATCGGGTGTCGTGGGTCCTGCGCATCACGCAGGCGGCCACGGTCTCGAGCCAGGCGACGGTCACGATCGCGAACACGGACGCCGGGGTCAACGTCGCGCAGGTGGCGCCCGCTGTCACCGGGAATACGACGACGACGGTCCAGAGCGGATCCGTGCTGGTGCGGGCGGACGCGGCGACGGCGATCACCTACGCGGTGGCGTACACGTCGGTCGGCGCGACCCCGATGCTCTACACGATCAGCGTCGCGATCGAGGCGGTGAGCGTATGAGATCCGCGATTCCCGGAATGGGTGCAGGCATGAAGCGGGAGGCGGTCTGAATGGCGTTTGCGGCGCGATCGGCGTGGGAGCTCGAGGATCCGCCGGCGGTGGCCCCGTCGCACGGGATCCGCGAGGCGACGCTCGGCGACGTCCCGCGGCTCGTCGAGATGGGCGCGCGGTTCCTCGCCTCGACCTACGCGGGGTCGTTGACGGACAACCCGGTGCAAATGGCGCACCTCGCCAAACACCTGATCACGCTCGAGACGGGGCTCGTCCTGGTCGCGGAGCGGAGCGGACGGGTGGTCGGCATGATCGGCATGCTGATCTTTCCGCATGTGCTCTCCGGCGAGCTGTGCGGCGGTGAGCTGTTCTGGTGGGTCGATCCGGAGGCGCGCGGCGTCGGGCTGCGCTTGCTGCGCCGGGCCGAAACCTGGGCGATCGATCGCGGGGCCGTGCGGCTGCAGATGGTCGCGCCGACGCCCGACGTCGGCGCGCTCTACGAGCGGCTCGGGTATGCGTTTGTCGAAACCGCGTATTCCCGGAGGGTCCAGCGATGACACAGGACTTGGCCACGGTCACCGCGGCGTGTCGGGAGCGTGTGAGCCTTGGGGCGATGGCGCTTGATTCGGTGGCGGCGCCGGGCGGGCGCGTCGACGTTTCGGCGCTCTTGGTGTTTGACGAGGTCATTCCGGACTTTCCCGCGTATCAGCGGATGGTGCGCGCCCTGCCGTTCGCGAGCGTGCCGATGGGACCGGTCGTGTTCCACGGCATCGCGCCGTGTCCGGATCCGACGCTGCCGGCGTGGATCCGCGCGCGGTGTCCGGCGGCCGTGCCGGGCCTCTCGATCTGTCGCCAGAGTCCGGCGGGGCAGGTCGAGCCGAGTTTCGTCCACACCGATCGCGATATGGGCGACTGGACGGCGATCTTGTATCTCACCGACGATCCGCGGCCGGACGACGGCACCACGTTTTGGCGCCATCGCGCCACGGGCGCGGCGGCGAGTACGGCGATGACCGCCAACGAGTTTGCCGACGAGGGGCGAGACTGGCGCCACACGGATCGCTGGGAACCGTGGCATACGGTCGCGGCGGTCCCGAATCGGCTGCTGCTCTTTCCGGCGCCGTGTTTTCATTCGCGCGCGATCTTCGACAACTACGGCACCGGCGCCGGGGCGCGGCTGATTCAGCTGGTCTTCGGGACGGGATCGCTGAGGGAGGGTGTATGTGTGTCGTAACGGCGACAGCGGTCGCGACGGTCATCGGGGCGGGCGCGGTCGCGGGCACCTCGATCTATGCGGCGCATGAGCAGAGCGGCGCCGCCCGCGACGCGGCGGCCTCGGAAACGAGCGCGGCGAACCATGCGGCCGATCTGCAGTCGCAATCCGCGGCGGACGCGCTCGCGTTCACGAAAGAGCAAGCGGCGCAGGCGCGGATCGACGCGGACACGACGCAGCACAACAACTATGACCAATGGCGGGCCGCGCAGGTCTACCAGAACGACACGACGGCGGCGCGCACGCGGTCGATCAACGACTTGGGGTCCCGGTACGGCGTGGCGGCACGGGACATTCCTGAGATGCAGATCCCCGACTATCGCTCCACGATCGGCGGCGCCGCGGGCGTGCCGTCGGCGGCGGGTGCCTCGAGCGCGACGACGCCGGGGGCCTCGAGCGCGGGCGCCAGTGCGGCGGCGGTCCCGGTGGCGAATGGCGACTATCAGGCGTGGTTTAACAGCTTGACGGGCGGGCGGCCGCTCGATCAGGCCGGGTTGCTGTCGCTCGAGCCGCAACTCCGCGCGGCCGGGATCACGATCACGAACCCGAACACGAGCGGCGACCAATCGAAAATCATTCTGCCGACCGGGCAAGCGGTCCGGGTGCTCGATGGCGATCCGCGCGTCGCGAGTCCGACGGTGTGGATCCCGCAACCGGGCACGGGTGCGGGCGCCTCGAGCGCGAGTGCCTCGAGCACGACGCCGGGTACGGTCGGCGGGGCCGCGGGCTATCAACCGACGGCGGCGCTCGCGGCGACGACGCCGATCACGCCGCCGGTCACGCCGGCGCTCACGGTCGATCCGTATCAGCGGCGCACGGTGGCCGATTACTTTGCGGCCTGACAGGGGGCGAACATGGTCGACGAATACGGCAACGACCTCGAGGGCGTGACACCGCCGCAGCTGCCGGCGCAGTCGTGGCCGTGGACGGACGCCGAGATCAACGACGTCCGGCAGTTCTCGACGGCGTGGCGCAAAGAGCACGGCGTGACGCAGGGCGATCCGGGGCAGCTCGAGATCGCGTACGAGAACCTGCGCATGCAAGGGCTCTCGCACGACGACGCGCGGCAGGGCGCGATCAATGTGCTCGGCTGGCAGGGCGACACGGCGCCGCCGGCGCCGCCGCCGCCGCCGACAACCACGACGTCGCCCGGACCGTCCACGTCGACGGCGCCCACGTCGACGGTCGGCACGTTCGATATTCCGCCGCCGTCGACGTCCACGCCGATGCGCGATACGGGCGACGGGTACGCCGTCCCGGCGTACGTGCCGCCCACGCCGGTCTTTACCCCGCCGCCGTACACGCCGCCGCCGGCGTTCGCGTACGACGATTTTCAGCCGACGACGGCGGCGGATCTGTACGACGATCCGTCGTACACGTTCCGGGTGAACGCGGGGCTACAGTCGCTCACCAATTCGGCCGCGGCGCGGGGCGTGGCGAACACGGGCGGGACGCTCAAGGACTTCATCAACTACGGGCAAGACGCCGCGTCGCAGGAGTTCTCGGCGGTCGACAACCGCCGGCGACAGACCTACACGACGAACCGGGCCGGCGCCGTCGACACGTACAACACGAACTACCAAACCCAGTACAGCGATCCCTACAAAATTGCCTACACCGGGGCGGTCGACGCGTTTACCCCGCAGATGACGGCGTACCAGACGGAGGCGCAGGCGGGGCAGCACGAGGCCGATCAGGACCGGTCGTACGACTACAACACCTGGCTGCAGCAGTACAACATGTGGCGGGCGAACCGCAACGACACGTTCGACGAGCAGTACCGGATCACCGCGCTGCAGTGAGGGGGCCCGATGCCGTTTCAATACACGCAATGGCAGAACCCGTATGTCGGGACGATCGGCGAGCTGATGCAAGCCGGGCCCGCGGCGCGGGCGCGCGCGGCGATTGCCATCGGGAACGCGCAGGCGCAAGGGGCGCTGCAGTCGGGGCAGGCCTGGGCGGGCGCGATTCAAACCGTGGGGCAAGCGGCCGCGGGGATCCCGGGCCAGATCGTCCAAGGGCGCCAGCAAGAGCAGGCGGCGCAGATCCGCGATCTGCAGCTGACGGAGGCGCAGCGCGCGGCGACGGCGGCCGATCGGCTCGAGGCGACGCGGCGGCAAGTGAACGGATTCATGAACGATCCGGACGTGATCAACCCCGACGGCACGTTCAATCTCGAGGGCATGGCGAAAAAGGCCGGCGGGCCACTGCCGAACGGCGCGAGCGGGCCGACGGAGGCGCCGGATCGGTTGGCGATCGCCGGGCTCCTCGAGCCGATCAACGCGCAGATCCTACAGGCGCGCGAATCGCAGCGCGTGTACGCGGAGCATCAGACGAACGCGCTCGCGCGGCTCGCGTCGGGGGTGCTCGAACTCGGGAAACCGACCGAGGCGAATCCGTCAGGCTCATACCTGCCGTACGCGACGGTCGCCGTGGCGTCGGCGGTGAAGGGCGGGTTAATGACGGACGCGCAGGGCGCGCAGTACCTCGCGCAGGTGGTCGAGAATCCGGAGCTCGCGCTCAAGAGCGCGGCGGCGCGGTCGACGGTGGCGCCGATCAAGTTGGGCAAGGATGATCGGCTCGTCGATCCGAACGATCCGACGCGGACGCTCGTCCCGGCGCAACCGGATCCGGCGGACGCGTTCAAGGGGTCCTATACGGGGCCCGATGGGATCCGGCGCAAGGCGGACGGGACGCCGGTCACGGGCGAAGTGATGCGGCCGCAGGCGCCGGCGACGCCGAAAAGCACCGAGATGTTCGACGCGCTGCTCGATGGCAAGCGGACGAAGCTCCTGCGCGATCCGGCGCCGGGCGGCAAAGTCACCGATCTAAGCGGGAACCCGATCGAGAACCCGGCGACGCGGGTCCAAGCGATCACGCCGGCGTCGGTGATCATTCACAACGACGCGGCCGCGGCGCGCAACGGGCTCGCGGACAAGCTGCCGGCGTGGGCGCTCGATGACTCGCGGCCGGCGGGCCCGGACGGCAACACGCTGGATCGCCAGATCATGCGGACACCGAACGGGCTGTATCAGGACGCCGTGACGCTGATCCAAACCGGGAAGTATCCGCAGCAAGCGCGCGGGTCCGATCAACTGGCGACGCTGCAGCGGGCGGCGCTCGATGCAAAAGTCGGCGCGATTTCGGCCTCGTCGGGGATGGACGTTCCACAGCTGCGGGCGTTCTTCGATGCGAATAAAGCGAGCCTGACGGCGCAACAAAAGGTATTCGATACCGCGGCCGGCAACATTGCGACGGCGGATCGCAACGCGGCGCTCCTCGCGAAGGCGCTCGAGAAGATGCCGGAGGCGGGATCGCCGATCCTCGATCAACCGCTTCGCGCGTTCACAACCAAGGTCGTCGGCGATCCGGTGATGTCGCCGATCGCGACGTACCTCGCCTCGGTGCAGAGCGAATACGGGAAGTTGATCAACTCGGCGAGCGGGGGCGCCTCGGTGCTCTCGGATAGCGCGCGGCATGAGGCGCAGGCGTTGATCGATCCGAATGCGACCGTCGCGCAAATGCTGGCGTCGGTGGAGGCGCTCAAGACGGAGGGCGGCAACCGGCTGCTCTCGATCGGGGAACAGATCAAGACGATTCAGGGGCGGATGACGCTCGGCGCGGCGCCGGGGGCCGGTCCTGGCGCCGCTCGAGCGGTGACAGTCTATACACCCAGCGGCAAGCCGTATACGTTCCCGACGCAGGCGGACGCGGATCGCGCGGTGGCGTCGGCGAAAGCGGCGGGGCTCTGGAAATGACCGATCCCCTGGACGCGTTGATGGCGCAACACGGGGCGGACCCGGCGGCCGCGCCGGATCCGCTCGATGCGCTCATGGCGCAACACGGGGCCGGGCCGGCGGCGCCGCACGATCAACCCGATTTCCGGACCACGAACGCGCCCGGCCTGGTCGATGACGTCGGCGCGGCGTGGAACTGGGCCAACCGGCCGCTCATTCCGCAGATCGCCGACGCGGCACACGCGATCGCGGCGCATCTCGACAAGCCGGCGCTCGATCGCTCGCGGACCGTCGCGCAGATCCTCGGCTTCGTGGCGGGGGCGACGGGGGCCGCGGGTGACGTCGCGGCGTCGTTCACGTCACCGATCGGCCTGGCGCTGACGCTCGCCGGCGTGGGGCCGGAGGGACGGCTCGCGCGGAACCTGCCGGCGCTCAAGGGGATTCTCGAGCTGCCGGCGGTGCGGACGCTCCAGCGGGCGATGCAAGTCAGTGGCGGCGCCGGATTCGCGGCGCAGGGGGCCGTACAGACCGTTACGGCGCCGACGGCGGGCGGCAAGCTGGCGGGGGTCGCGCAAGCGGCGGCGGGCGCGGCGGGCGTCCTGGGCGGTCTCCAGGGCCGTCCGCAGGCCTCGGCGGCCGCGCCGGCGGCACCGGTGGCCGGGGTGGGGCTGTCGGCCGCCGATGCGGCCTCGAATGCGTTCGCGGCCGCGCACGACA